TTTTGTAACAGCCACAGTTTCTGGAGCTTGCAATACTTTAACAACAGTTGACACAAATTTTAAAGTAGCAAAATTTGTAGGTCCAGGAACATTTTGTGTTTCAGCCGCGGGTAATGTAGCAGGATCAAATAAATTAGATTATTTAGTAGTAGCAGGTGGAGCATCAGGTGCTGGAGGTTGTGGTGGTGGCGGTGGAGCAGGAGGTTTTAGAGAATCTCATAATGATTGTACTTCAGGACCTTATACAGCCAGTCCCTTAGCAACACCAGTTTCATTAACAGCTTCAGTATCGGCTTTTCCAATCACAGTAGGAGCAGGTGGTGCAGGTGCTCCAATAGCTGGTTCTCCTCCAGGAAACGCGGGTTCAAATTCAATTTTTTCATCTATCACTTCAGCAGGTGGTGGAATAGCAGGTGGTGGACCAAATGCAAATCCAGGTATTCCAGGATCAGCAGGTGGTTCGGGTGGTTCTGGTAATCCAAGAGGAGAAGGTGGTGCAGGTAATACTCCCCCAGTTTCTCCGTCACAAGGAAACGCAGGCGGTTCTGGAAACAGATTTATTTCTCCCAGCCCACAAAATTCTGCCGGTGGTGGTGGAGGTGCAACTGCAGTAGGTGGAAATGGAACATGTGCTGTAGGAGGTACAGGAGGAAATGGTGCAACAACAAGTATTAGTGGATCAGCAGTAACTACAACTGGTGGTGGAGGCGGTGGTGGAGGAAATGCAGGACCAAGTCCAGCAAACTGTGGACCAACTGCTGGACCAGGTGGTGCAGGTGCAGGTGGTTTTCCAGGATTAAATTCTACAAGTGCAACTGTAAACACAGGTAGTGGAGGTGGTGGTACTGGAGCTTGTGGAACATCAGGAGCAGGTGGATCAGGAATAGTATATATAAGGTATAAATTTCAATAGGTAAAAATTATGAGTGAAGTAAAAGTAAATAAAATTAGTCCAAGAACAGCGTGTGGTACAGTCACATTAGGAGATAGTGGTGATACGTTCACAATTCCTAGTGGTGCAACGATCACTAACAACGGTACGGCGTCAGGATTCGGTGCAACCGGTGCAGTTAATTGGAATACAACTCCAGTAACAGCATCTCCCTTAACAGGAGCTTCAGGTGTAGGATATTTTTTAAATACAACAGGAAATACTATTACAGTAAATTTACCAGCAGGTTCTGCAGGAAATATTATAAGTTTTGCAGATTACGCAGAAAATTGGCAAACAAATAATGTTTCAGTTGTTCCAAACGGAACAGATAAAATTGGTGGAACAAACGCAAGTGCAACTTTAAGCACACAAGGTCAATCAGTAACTTTTGTATTTGTGGATTCAACACAAGGTTGGGTTAATACAAATGATTCAACATCTAATGTTAGAGGAAATGCTTATATAGTTGCTACTGGAGGAACAGTAGTAGATTGTGGAAATTTTAGAACTCATATATTTACAGGACCAGGAGCTTTATGTGTTAGTGGTACTGCCGTATCAGCTCCTGATAATACTGTAGATTATTTAGTAGTAGCAGGTGGTGGTGGTGGATCAACTTGTTATGGAGGAGGTGGTGGAGCTGGAGGTTTTAGACTTTCAAATGCATTAGCATTACCTGCCCCAAGTATGTCTCCATTAGCAAATGGAACAGGAATAACAGCTGCAGTACAATCTTACCCAATTACAGTAAGTGCAGGTGGTAGTACAAGTACAAACGGAGGTGTTTCAACTTTTTCAAGTATAACATCTGCAGGTGGAGGTCAGGGTGGTCTTACTGGTCCGTCACTTAATGGTGGTTCAGGTGGTGGTGGTTTTGGAACAGAATCACCAAGTGGTTCACAAGCAGGAGGAACAGGAAATACTCCTCCAGTAAGTCCCTCACAAGGTAATAATGGAGGCTCAGGAAATAATACATCAGGTGCTTATAATAGACACGGTGGTGGTGGAGGTGGTGCAAGCACGGTGGGTGGTAATGGTGGAGCAGGTGTTCCAGGAAATGGTGGTAGTGGAACAAATGTTGCTCCAGCATTTTTTGGTCCTACAGCCCCTACTTATGGAACTACCGGTCCTGCTGCGTATAGATATTTTGCAGGTGGTGGTGGCGGTGGATATGATTCTAGAGGAGCTTCTGGAGTAGCATCTGGTGGTTTTGGTGGTGGAGGTCAAAGTGCTCCTTGTGCAGTTGCGGGAACAGTTAATACTGGTGGAGGAGGCGGAGGTGGTGTTTATCCAAGTCCAAATGGTGCAGCTGGTGGTTCAGGAATAGTGATTATAAGATATAGGTACCAATAAAAATGATTTTACAAACTTTAACAAATAATATATAAGGAGAACAATATGGCACATTTTGCAAAACTAGGATCAAACGGAAAAGTTATTCAAGTACTTACTTTGAATAATGGTGATATGTTAAACGCTGATGGCGTTGAAGATGAAACAGTAGGACAACAATATTTAGAGACACATAATAATTGGCCTGCACAAATGTGGATTCAAACTTCATATAACACAGCAAACAATACTCACTCAAATGGTGGAACTGCATTAAGAGGAAACTACGCAGGTATAGGTTATACTTGGGACGAAGATGATAATATCTTTTGGTCTAAAAAACCTCACGCATCTTGGGTAAAACATATTGAATCAGCTTCTTGGAAATCACCTATTGGTGATGCTCCAGCATTAACAGCTGAACAAACAGCAGATGTAGATAATAGATACCATTATGATTGGAATGAATCTGGTCAATCTTGGGATTTAGTTACTACTCCAATCGTTTCTTAATACTTGACAATTTAACTTAAATTTATTATCTATGGTGGTAGGTATGAACAAGAAAGTTTTAAGTGAACAAGCTCTATATTATGGTGATGTCGATATGCCGAAAGGTTTTGAGATAGACCAAGAAAAACTTACCAACGATATTTTACAATCTACTTTTAACTCTAAAGAATTTCCATTTTCAAGAACTTGGGATATGTTAAACACATATATGAGAGACTTTATTGGTGTTGAACATAATATTAATTTAATTAATAAAAAAACTTGGGGTAATATTTATAAACCTCATCAAGTATCTTTACCTTTATTAAATATTGATCCTGTAGATTTACGTAACTCTCCAGACTTTACATTATTATATGGTGTAAAAGTAAAAGATTGTAATGTTCGAATACACTTTGAAGACAACAGACGTAAAGGAAGAAGTTGGGATATAGAACTTAAAAATAATATGTTTATTATGTTTCCATCAACTAATATGTATTACCTAACTAACAATCAAAAAGATTCATTAAACTTTATACAAACAATAACTTATGAATATATCTAATTATTTTTGGCATTTTCCTGCAGCACTCACACCTAAATTTTGTGATGATGTTATAGCTTATGCAAATTCTAAAAAAGAAGTAATGGCAAGAACTGGTGGCTATGGAGATAGAAAATTAAAAAAAGAAGAAATAAAAGATTTAAAAAGAAAAAGAAACTCTGATCTAGTATGGCTTAATGATACTTGGATCTATAAAGAATTACATCCTTATGTTCATATGGCTAACAAAAATGCTGGTTGGAATTTTGATTGGGAAAGATCTGAATCGTGTCAGTTTACAAAATATAAACACAATCAATATTATGATTGGCACTGCGATAGTTGGGATAAAGTTTATGACAGAAAAGATTCTAATCATCCCGAGCACGGCAGAATTCGAAAACTATCTATGACTTGTCAATTAACAGATGGTTCAGAATATAAAGGTGGTGAGTTAGAATTTGATTTTAGAAACTATGATCCACATATGAGAGAAGAATCTAAACATTTGAAACAAGCAAAAGAGATTTTACCTAAAGGATCTATTATTGTGTTTCCTTCTTTTGTATGGCATAGAGTTAAACCCGTAACATCAGGCACAAGATATAGTCTTGTTGTTTGGCATTTAGGAAAACCATTTAAATAATATGTATATAAATAATTACTTTAACACGACTATTTGGTCTGAACAAAAACCAGAGTTTTTAAAATCTTTAACTAAAGCATCTAATAAATATATTAAAGCTGCTAAAACTTTTCCTGAAGCTAAAAAACATATTAAAGAATTTGGTGACTTTGGAAGAAGTTATCATTCAACACCACTAACAGCTGATAATGACTTTTTAGATTTTAGAAATTACATTGGTCAAAAGTCTTGGGAATATTTAGATCATCAAGGTTTTGATATGCAGCAATACACAACACTATTTAGTGAGATGTGGGTACAAGAGTTTGCAAAAAAAGGTGGTGGAAATCATTCAGCACACGTGCATTGGAATCAACACGTATCAGGTTTTTACTTTTTAAAGTGTAGTGACAAAACATCTAAGCCAATATTTCACGAACCACGTACTGGAGCACGTGCTACTAAATTAAAAATGAAAGATCAAAAAGGTGTATTAGGTGGATCAGAACTTATACATTTTAACCCTACACCAGGAACGTTAATTATCTTTCCAGGGTTTTTGGAACACGA